CCTTTTAACAGACCAGTTCCAAACAGATTGCCTGAATGAATAACCTGTTTTATCAGTCTGCGGTACTTGATGTCCACCAACTGGTCTTTAATGGTGCGGGTCATATTCTGCGCCGCATGTTCTGCTTCTTCCTCGATAGCAACACGGATTTCATGCACTGTGGGCATTCTACCGAGTGCAGACGCCAAGCCGACCAGCAGAGCATCTGAAGGCGCCATATCTGGGTTAGGAGTGGGCTCTATCTTCCAACTGTCGTTGGACCCGGCAGGGAACACCAAATCGATAAGCCTAGCCGTTGCTGACTTCACCTTGATCTGGGTGAGCTTTACGAAGCTTTTCGATTGATTGGCGTCCATTTTGGCCAATTCTATAGGATCATATATTCCTTTGTATTGACGAAGGTCCTGCAACCAACGATATTCAATCTGTATACGTTCACCTTGGATTTTGGTAAACTGAGCCCTTAATTTAGCCCCTAGTTCACGTGCCTTGGGATTCATGATGTATTAGTACCCAGCAGTCAATGCAGGAGAATACCGCTTGTGAGGAAACCGCCTATCCTGGCGTTTTTCTAGCCCTGGTGCGTAATGATACAGCGTTAAATACTGTAACGCCTCAACGATATGACTAGATTTGGTTTTATCCGGCACGTCTTTATAGCGCTCCTCACCAGGTATTTGCATACGCTTAAACTTATAGTCACCGTTGAGTCCTTTACGTAACCATTTACATTTAGGATCGATAATAATTGCAGGGTCTCCGTCCACTAGTCTGTTCAAAAACCACGCGAGAGCTTCGCGTCTTGCCGTGAAATTATTAGTTCCTGGAGCTGCTGGATTCAATCCGGCTTTTTTCAGAATCTGCCTACACGTGACTTCATCTGCCTGGGACCGTTGTACCCCAGCAGGATCGTGCAAAGTAAGTATCTTGGCATCAGGGTACTTCATGGCCAATAAGGGCTTCAACTGGGTATTTACCAATTGCTGAAGCCCCATGTCAAAACCAACAACCTCATCTAGCACTATGAGCTGCCCCCTCGGGGTCATCTGTGCGATCACAAAGGCTGGAGTAAGCCCGAAGTCTACTCCCAAATACAGGGTGAGACCCTTCAACGGACGTAGAGGAACTGGTGACACATGTACGCGGTCGTTGAACTCGGGATGCACTGGCTTGCCATCGATGACCTGCCCGTACTTCCCTTCGACATAGACTTTTACCCATTCCGGAGACTTGCCGGGGACCAACCGTGTGTAGTACTGCCGCCCTTGTGCCAACCGTTCCGGATGATCCAATGGGAGCTTCAACGTCTCAGCGGTCTGATTCAACCAATTCAGATTCTCCGCCCCTGGGTCAAGCCCACCAGGTTGTCTAAAGAACTCGAACCCCTCTGGGACCCCTTCTTCCGCGAGCTTGTACCACCAATGGTCATCATCTGGAGGGTTGGTGTCCATGATGATCCCAGAATGCACAGCGCCGCCGTCACGCGCCGAGGGGTATCTACCTACGCGGCCTGTAGCAGCATCGAGAATTGCCTTTGGTAGTTCCCTGGCTTCGTTCAGCCATACCCAAGTGGCTTCAAGGGACAGGAGCTTCTTGATATCATCCGGTCTATCCAAAGCCAAGAATATGGTTTCCAGTTCGTGCTGTCTGGATAGCTTGCATCTGTGGGTGATCGGTGGGTCCCATCGCATCTTGCCAAATAACCGCTCTGGAAACCAATCCAGCCAAGTCTTTATGGTGGTGCTCTTAAGGCTTGGGTAGCTATTACGTACGATGACCGCGCGGGTTCTTGCCACTCCATCCGGGCCTGGTTCCTGTTCTAAGGCCCGTGACATAATGTCCATGCAACAAGCTACGCTCTTTCCAGACCCGATAGGTCCCATGATGCCTCGAACGAAAGCATTGGATAATAGGAAATCTGCTGCTACTGGACCTGGCGGTTGATACTCAATCTTCATCATTTTTATGTGTAGATTGAATAATCCCTATGAGCGTCTTTATATAATACTTTCTAAGTATGTCTCTATGTACTAACTTATAATAAGTATCATTGCTTAGACATTGCAACTCATCTGCTGCAATAGTAGGATACGATGGTTCAGGCGGTATAGGTAGCGGGGTATTTATGTATTGTACTTGCTCAGATGCACAGCCACTAAGAATCAGAAAAATAAGACCTATCGCCAGTTTCCTCACGAGCCTTTTCCTCTTCTATGGCTTGCTGTTGTTGTTCGTTAGCCCTATCTATAACGGAATTAGTTGTTATTAGTGTATGTATGGTTTTCTCTGCTGACTTGACCTTGGACTTATACGCTTCGGCTCTTCGTTTTTGATATTTTACTCGGCTACTAAACACCGCCGCGACTAACCCTGCTATAAACGCAATCGCAGTCATAATTAAGTTTATATACGCGCTTATGCTGCTAAACATGACTCATTTCGGGCGGTTGTTCGAAGTTCGTCTAAATCCACGGTTTTTACTCTTGGATATTACTTCTAAATTCGAAGACGAGTTGGTTCCACCCTTGGCTATTGGTTTTTTATGGTTTACGTCTTTACCATCTCCGACTCTGGCATGCCCTTTACGGATCAGTTTCCGACGAGCTGCGTTTCTCTGAGCCCGATTCCGTTTCTGCTCCGGAGAAGATTCATACTTAGTATCGTAGGTATAGTCTCGTCCTGTAGACTTGTTAAAAACGCGCTTCTTGCGTCTGAGTCCGAAGCTCATTTGCACTTATCCTGTTTAGAATTAAGTTTATCCTCGATCCTATCTAGTTCCTTAAACAGTGCTTGAGCCAGTTCTTTTACTTCGTTTCGCTTCACATATTGATCTGCTACGAATACTTCTAATGCATGAACCTTATCCGCTATCTCTCGATTGTTATGGTATAGGTCATGTACTGCAGTTTTGACTATACTAATTAAATACCCAAATAATACACTTACAATCGCAACTGCTATATTAAATGCGTCTTGGAATCCAAAATTCATCGCACCCGTCTCAACCTTGGATTGCGTTTCTTTGCAGAAGAACTGGCATTACGCGATGAAGCGGCCAGGATTGCTCCCGCCCGCTCCATTGAAATGCCCTCCTTCTTGGCTATTCTGGCTTGAATAGCCTTAAACCCTGGATGTCTATTTGGTTTTTTCAAACCGAAGGCCATTTTTAACTCCCGGAAGCGACTTATCAGCTTCTCGTCTGATGATAAACTGAACTTTGGAGTCAGAGTCCCCAACGGTGAGCGCGGTGGACTTCAAATCAGGAAGGATTTTCTGTAGTTTCCGAAACTGGATATCTGCCTGTAACCGCAAGGCGTCGATCTGGTTTTTGCGAAGTATGCTCCAGTCTTGCTGAACAATCCCTTCGACCTCTGCTAGTTTACTCAGGCAGTCACTAGGGCTGATCCGCGCCCTCAGCAATTCCGCTGCGGACAATTTCTGCTTGAGATTCATGTCGTGACCTTCCGCGAGGGATGAAAATTTTCAACTCTATCAAATCGTAGGCAATTATTTACCTAGTGTCAACCTATTTAGAATAATATTCTGCTAATTTAACCTCAGCAGACAATGGTAACGTTTCGGCCCAAGATGGTGCAGTAGACATAATCTCCAATACTTTCCGCTCAGTCTCTTCAGCCAACCACTCAGGCGCGATGAAAATGACCTCATCATGTGTCATACCAACCACTCGGGCTTGTGGGTCCTGGCCCTGTAACCAAGTATCTATCTCCAGCATCTGATCAGATACGATGATTCTCGCCAGCGCCTGCACGACATTCTGTTGCAGGTAACTCGGATATAGGTATTTCACTTTCTTATCGACCCCATACTCCCAACCGCCGTTCTCCACCGCCTGCAGGCCTGGGTAGAGTAGAGACATTCCATTCGGGAGCTCAATCGCTTCATGTATCACCCTTATAGGTCCATGACACACCTCCGCTGATTCCAACGTCATGACTGGAATCAGCTCACCCATCATCTTCCACGACTGCACCACTCTATCGTGTGCAGCCCGGTATCCATGCACAGCCATGTAGGCATCGGCCACACTCAACTTGATCGGGTCCATCCCCAATGGCCCTGACGCGCAGTAGTAACGAAACTTCTGATGCCCCATCCCAAACCCCAACCCGAGCTGCCGAACCTTCCCGAACTGCCGTTGCATCGAACTCACTTCGTCTTCCGCAATACCAAAGAAGTCCGAAGCATCCGCCTTATAGATGTCCCCACCGTTGCGGAGAATATCCAGTTTGTCCAACTGCCCAGAGAACCACAGGTTCGTCCGCAACTCAATCTGCGCCGAGTCCCCCGCACCGATCAGATACCCTTTCGGTGCTCTGAGCGCCCGCCTCAACGGGGAGCGGTGCTGCTGCGGCAAGTTCTGAAGGTTGATCCCGTCCGTACCCGACCACCGTCCGGTATGCGCCCCGAAGTACCTCAACGGCACCGGCAACCTGGAGGGCAGATTGGCTATACGCAGCAGCCGCTCCGCCCTGCGGATTTTGATATTGGACTTGGCCGCCAACCGGGCCTCGAATATGTGCTTGTACTCGGGGTACTCCGCCATGAACGCCTGAAACTCCGCATCCCCCTTGGCGAATGCTTCCGTCTCCTCCCCCGTAGCGGGGCTGATCTTCGTCGGCGGTGTGAGCCCCATACCTCTCAGCAGCTTGGCGAACTGCAGATTCGAAGTGAGCACCTGTTCATCCACGCCGGAGCTCCGTATCACCCGTTGACGGGTCTCGACCTCTTGCTGCAACGATTCTTCCAGCAGAGCCTTGTCCAACTCAATGGACGGCTCGACGGCCAACCGAATAGTCAATGATATGAGTTCTCGTTCGCGCTCCGGAATGAACGGATACAGCAGCTTGTGTATCCTCCGGCACAGCTCCAGGTCGTTATTGGCGTAGTCCGCCAGGTCTTTGGTCACTTCGTGCGATCCTGCCTTCAAGGCGTTCCCTTTCTCACCGATGCCGAGGGCCTTCGATACCCGAGCGAGCGATGTCGAGTCCACCGGCAGGATCGCACGGGCCTCCGCCTGAGTACAAGCATACTTGGCTGGATAGGTGTTGTACCGCTGAGTCAGCACCGTTCCATCGAAAATGTTGTTATGCGCCACCATGAGCGCATCCGACCAGTTTATGGTCTTCAACCACTCCTCGAACTCATCGTGACTGAGATACTGTGCTTCTTCGTCTTCTACGGCAACTGAGCATCCTAGTGTTTCCCATCTAGGGTCTAGTACATATTCTATGGTGCTCATATTTTTCAGTGAATAGTCCTTGTCGAAATAGGACTCGAAGTCGAGGTATACAGTAATCATGTAGTTCCTTCCGCATAAATAAAAACGCTTCGACATGATGCGTTGGAGGACCGGCGAGCGCGTACCGGCGGCATATAGCCCACATCAAGCGAAGCGTTGTATAACCTGTGCTACTCATTTGGCCCCTCCAAGGACCATAAGTAGATAATAGCACGTTCCTATCGCTGTGCAACTAGGATATACGACACAACGATAACGGCACCTAACGTACCAAGTGTTTGCCACAACCACACATGTCCTGCAAGGTACGGACACCTTCAGAACTACACGAACAGGTTAGTGACCGCGTGGCCTGGGATCAGATCGGCGGCTGCGGAACGGGTCTTATCCGGGAAGTCTCTATTCTCGTACCAAGGATTCTTTACCCAGGGCCTGACTAAATTCCATGGGTTGAGGTCCCACAGCAGCCGTTTCACCGGTATCCGCATCGTCTGCCTACAGCTGAGTTTCACCGGCATATCAGCCCTTCAACCTGGACCGCAGCCAGCGATGCCCGGCATATAGATGCCGTCGAAACGCCAACTCCGTCATCTTCAACTTCTGCGCCCGTATCATGTCCGGCCCGTCCATCATCACCCTGGCGACTACCGCTCGATACCACCTTCGATTGTGCTTCCTGAGCGCAGCCATTACTCGATCCATCTCACCGGCGATCTCCTCAACGTCGAAGCCCGGACTCAGCACCTGGGATGACACCAACCGGCAGCCCCATTGAGCGAACCTATACTCGGATGTGCATGACGGGTACCACAGCCTTCTGAGCAGCGCCCGGTCGCCTTCCAACCACATCGCCCACAGCTGCAAACGTAGCTCAAGCTCCTTTGGACTCATCCGATGAAAACCCACGCTCCGCCAATACGGCCATGGCTGCATAGGCAATCGCCCCCAGGACCTCCCGCTCGAACTCCTTCACCGATCCGGCCCGAATCAACCGCTTGAGCGCGGCCTCGTTCAGTTTCTTCACCGCCTGCCCGGTCAAGAACCCAATCCCGTGGTGCTTGGTCACCGACACCCACTGCTGTTCATAGAACGGCGTCGCGCCACCTCCGTGGCGACTGCCCTTCCCTTCGGTAACCTGCTCGATCACGTCGTCGAATACTTGCTGTAATGGGTGTGGAGTTCTCATGTCATTATCTTCCTAGCAGCTTTGGTAACGCTATCAACATAGTCCTGATTGACGAACCGATTGTCAGGTGTCCGCCTTGGTACCCCGGCATTGTACGCAGCGACTACGGGGTCCCAGGAGTCGTCCTCCTTGAACCGCGTCGCCAACCGCGCCAGGTATTTACATCCGTAGTGCAAACCTGTCGGGCCGCACAGTTTCGGGAACCTATCCGAATACCCGAGCTCCCGAGCCAACGCCCCCATGATCTGCATCGGCCCCCACGAGATCTTCTGCCCTATCCGCTCGGTCTCCGACGAACTGAAGGCATACGATGGGAACGGCTCGCGGTCGTGCCAGGGAGTACGTTTCTCGACGTCCCACAACCATTGATAGGTCGGTTCATACCGCATGGCGAAACAGTTGTTACCCGACTCCACTTTGATAATGGCCAGCACCAACTCTGACGGCAGGTAGTACTCCGAGGCTATATTTATGGCGATGTAGGGGTCAAAGATCATAGAATTATACAATGAACTACTCCTGCCAAGCTTACACTATGGCGTAAGTTTCGCATTTCACCGGCAAAGTTCTGGGCACTTAAAACAACTCATTTCGAACTCGTAAAAAAATTTTCGATTTCATCATAAACCTCCCGGGCAAGCATCAATTTTTCGACACCTGATCCCTGGATCCCTGGCGCGATATTTAGATCGACTGCAATCAAACCCATTGGCCCCGCATTAATAAAATCCACAGCCACCAGAGGCGTTTCCCATACCAGACTCTTTTCTTTAGGCAAGGAATCGCTTCGTTTTTCTTCAAACAGTAACTCTATGGACACGTCCCCGTAATTGGAACGCCAGTCATCAAAACTGGTATAACGAAGCCAGAACCGGCGCAATCCCGCCCTCAACCAGCGCAGGGACCAACTACCAGATCCAGGGGTCGTTGGGATGAATTCAGCGGCAAACAAATTTCCAAGGCCAAACTTTTCGACCTCATCGACGGTAAGCCGCCGTTTTCCTTTTCCTTGGTGGGCGTGCAGATCGTCATAGACGACTAATGCCTGAACCTCCCCCATGTAATTATCGATACCTGCTTTTTTCCATTTGCTCTTCCATCTGGAGATCAAATCCGATGCCATTCCATGCTCCGGAACCTGCAATCCCGCTTTTTTTAGCTCATTGAAAATTCCGACGCGATCTGGGCCGTCGGTCGTTTTCCGAGAGAAAACGATATCTGGTTTTTGCCACGAACCGCAAAAGCGGTGATCGTAGTAATCCCTGAAATCAGTGTCGAGAAAAATATTCATATCGTTTTTTCGCCGCTTTCTGTCCGCTTTCTGTGACTGACGTTTTCGAGTAAATATAAGTCGGGGTCGAAAAAGGGAGAAGAGACGGCAAACCGGAACACATCATCCAGACTTTTGAATCCGTTTTCGTGTTCAAAACGATAACTAGCGCGGTTGTTTCTTGAATGTGATCGGCTCGCTGGTGATCGTCCGCAGCGCCATATTCACCACTGGAACAGCAATAGACAGCCCTATGTACCACTCGATACTCATCGACCGAATGTCTGGGAGCACGGTGGGGACGACACCCAACAACGCGAACAGCATGTTTATGATCATTGTTTTCGATCTGAGCCAGAACTTCTTAACGGACATCAATTCACCCATTTGGTAGTTTATAACAATCAAGCGGTGTTCAACAGCGCTATCTCTTGGTCTGTCAACGGTCGGTCGTATATAGCTACAAACACTAGATGATACATGTCTCCGCCCCCAAAGCTGTCACCTACACGTACCTCATCGGACATCTTATACGATCCAGAAGTCGGGCTTGACGCTAAAAACACGCCGTCTTTGTACACCGCTAGCGAGTTTGCACGGGCTACACCCGCAATTGTATAGTACGTATTCGCCGGAGTAGGTGCAGTTGTTACCACACCTTGCCATGAGGTTGGAGCCTTGTTTACGTATCGAACATTGGCAGCCACGTGGGATACTATCAAGTAAGAAGAAACCACGCCAGCGCTAAGCATAGAAACTGGGACAACTTGGTTACCAGTTACTGTTGGATCGGTAGTCGTAGAGAACTTGGCAAACAATGTCGATGCCTGCTGCGCCGTCGATAAACCCAGCCGGTCGCCTAAACTATCGTACTCTACCGCAGGCAAACCCAGATGATTCGCTCTGAATGTGGGGAGGGTACTTTGAGGCACGGATGAAACGTCCAGCCCATTCCCGCTGAGGTCAGGCCACACTGTTACGAGTGAGCCGTCTGCGAGGTTCAGTTGACGAGCGTCCCAGTACCCCACGAGGTTGGGAATCCGCATTGGGATGGGGAGTGAGGAGGCAGCAGCTGATCGTCTATCGATACGGAAAATATCGAATAGGGAAAACTCACTCACGCCACTACCGTAACGCGGGTCTGGTTCTTACCAGCCCTGGCCCATACATGACCCGAGCCGTGATTTCGGTCGACGCCTTGATGGTAGTCGAGTACGATTCCTTCCGATCCGGCGAGTGGCGCGGTAGTTGCATCGGTGAATACAATGACTACGGATTCGTTACCTATGTTCTGAACGGTAAACGCAGTCACTGTGGTATCCACCAGCTTGACAAAGGTGGACGTCAGATCGACCGTGCTGGTTGTACTCATGGGCTATAGCTATATGGCTGTGAAGGGGTATTCAGAGTATAGAACCCTGGGAGTTTGGGGTCAAGGTAGTTTGGAAATCGGGTTTTTTGAAATGTGAAATTTTGTTTGCGGGATACATAATGATGACCCCACCTCCGATACCCCATTGTCCCGGTACCCCCCTATACCCCCCTCCCAAGGTAAATAAATACAGGTTCGCTACGCTCACCTGCTTCACGTGTACAAGTGTCATTAACACAACCGGAGTAAATCCAATGGAACATGTAATCATGCTCGACGCTGACACCTACATAATCGCTTCTAACGACTCCATACTGACTCTCATGGAACGTGATGAGCACGGATGGTACAAGAGCGTCATAGGACATGAAGAGATAGAGGTAGTCGCCAATATCACTAAGACTGACCTCCTCCACATCTACCTGGCGGAGCACTCCCACTGGGCAGACTAATCAACCGCATCACACCCGGGGTCTCATGGCCCCGGGTTTTTGTATCTAGTAGCTAGCTTCCAGGCGGGGGCTATCTGCTGCTCTGCCGCCCTTGATGAT